ATAGAGTAAGATGGTGCGGTTGAACGCCGTATATACACGAAACCGAGATATCCATTTCCCAGTGTGCGCGGGGTTCCGATGCCGGGAAAATCTACCGATGCATTGGCCGCAAGCACGTTTGCGACGCGGGTAGTGTAAATGTTATCGTTGAAGCCTTGCCAGCTACTTGACCCTGCACTGGAGTTTTTCCAGATCAGCGACGCCCCTGGAGTGCCCTCTGTGGCGGTGGCATAGCCGGTCGGACTGCCGCCGCGTTGAGCCTGGACATCCAGGGAAAGCGCGGTGGTGGGGACGCCTGACGGGCGGAGCACCATCCGGCCCTCATTGGCATCGTCGGGCGTGGCGATGCCTGGAATCAGCCCGTATTCGGTCGAGGCTGAAATAATCTTGTCTCCGGCCTGGAGGAAGGACGGGACCAGGAAGGCGCCTCTGGGGGTATTAGGGCTCATGCGGGGGCCATCCTACCACGGAAACCGCTATCCAGTGTGGTCCGAGCACGCTCAGTCCGGAATCGGCTGCTGATTGGGCCATCTGTGAGGGTGTCGATTCTGGTGATTTCGTTGCTTTCTACGCGGCCAACCTTCATCCGCACACTGACCGCAGGGGACGCGCCCCCATTGATTGCGGCCACACCCTGCTCCCCGAGGCGACGGGTTGCCTGAGAATTGAGCACGCCGCCGATCTCGGAGCGGAGGATCCGCAATTCGTCGGGGTAGTCCACCCCGCCGCCCTGGTGGCGCACGAGGACGCGGCCCTGATGCGCGCTCTCCACGGCGGCGATCTGGAGCCCGGTCTGGACGGTGGTGAATGCCATCGCGGGGATCATGGCGGGCCAGCCAAGCTCCATGTCCTTCCCGATTGCGATCGCGCCAGAAATCAGAAGTTGTGCAACCGCAAGGTCCTTATGTGCCTGCTTCTGCTTGGCGTTGGAGTTGCCAATCAGCCCATCAATCATCCCGAGCGTATCGCCGATCTGACCAACGTATCCATAAGCCATTTCACGCTTTTTGCGTGCCGCATCCTGCTCTTTCTTCACGTCATCCTGACGCTGTTTGTCCAGCTTTTGATAGGCAGTGCCGTAGATCGTTTCGAGTTGGCGTTCGTAGTCTGCGGTGATTTCAAGTTTCTGCTGATTCGCGTCACGCTCCGAAAGCACGCCGGATGCCTGAAGAATCCGCAGGTCGTTGATGCGTTGCTCCCATTGCTTCTTAGCTTTGAGCACCCCTTCGGCACCCAGATAGGTGATCGCGTCAAGGTTGGCCTGCATGATCGCGTGTGACTGCGCACCATATTCCGCCATCGCCGCCTGCTGTGCCTGCAATACTTCCGCGTTGATCTTGGCGATTTCGGCTGGATTCTTTGCGGCTTTGAGCAGGACTTCGGATTGACGCTCAATCAGCGTGATTTCGGCGTCATAGGCGTTCTTGGCTTCGGTGGCCGTCTTTGCGCCTTCTTTGAGGCCCCAATCCAGTTGGTTGGCGCTTCTGGTAGCTTTGGCCTGCACCTCGTCAAGCTTTTCGTAGGCCGCCGCCATTTCTTTGAGGCGTTGTTCCTCATCATGCAGCGCCGACGTGTGGGATTTGCGTTCTTTCGTCTGGCGTTCTTTCCCCTCACGCTCCTTCTGCTCGGCCGCCGCCAACTCGAAGTGCCGATCCTTATTCTCCTGCAACGCGTCGGCGGCCACCTTCATGGACTGATTTGCACCGTCGATCTTCTGCTGATAGTCGGCGGTATCATTGGTCAATCCACGAATGGCCATTCCGAGCGGTGTCCACGCAGGCACCCAGGATTCGGCAGAGTCCACCATCTGCGTCGTAATGCTCGCCTGTGCCGCCTGGAGTTCCGCAAGCTGCTTCTTCGTCTCCTCCACGGCTGCATTGTACTGCCCAAACGCCCCGATAATGGCACGCTCGTACCCCGCCATCTCTTTTGTGAGGACGCCGGTTTTTTCGGCGAGGTCGATTTCGGTATCGCGGGTGTCTTCAAGCAGTGGGTTGAGGCGTTCGTATGCGGCCGATTGTGCCGACACAACCTCGTTATTGATTGTCTGCTGCTCGTTGAGTGAGGCGTAGACCCCATAAAGCGCCGTCGCCGCAATGGCCACCTCCCCAAGCCCGACTACCACGAATCCGACTGGGCCCATCAGGGAGGTGAGCGCGCTTCCCAGGGTCGCCGCCGCGCCACCGCCCATCTCGAAGGCATCGGCCACCTGTGGGCCCTGCTGAGCCAGGATTTGCATGGGGTTCTGGCCTGACGCGAGACCGGCGGCCATGTCTTTGAGTTGGTGGAAGAGGTTCATGGCGCCAGCGTTGGCGCGGTTATACCCGCCCGCTGCTGCATCGCCGCCTTTCGCCTGTTGCGCAAGTGACTGTGCGAGGCGTTGCTGTTCTGCCTCCAAAGCCTTCTCTGCAAGCACCGTATTTCCAGCATCTTCGCCAAGCTTTTTGATTCGCGCTGAGGTTGCCTCGAAATCCGCAGCCGCTTTCTGGCCGGGGGTGATGGCGGCGAGCTTCCGAAGCTCCATTTCGGCGCGGTTGCCAGCCTCAACGGTCTTATTGAGTGATTGCGCAAACCGTTCCTCTGCTTGTTGCTTTTGGGCGGCGGCCTTCTGCGCGTTGGCCGCTGCTCTATTTTGGGCGTTGATCTCTTTTTCAGCAGCACGGAGTTCAGCATTGACGGCCTTATCCAGAGCCGCTTCTGCTTGTCGGGCTGCCTCGACTTTCGCGGCTTCGGCCCGCTCTGCGTTTTTGATGAGTTCCGCTGCTGCTTTTGCGGACGCCGCCGCTTCGCGTTCCGCCGCTCTTTCTGCTGCCTGAGCGGCTTTCTCCGTGCTTGCCTCTTTCCGGCTTGCCGCCTTCTCAAACGCATCGCCCATCTTGGCGATTTTCGACTCGTCAAAGATGCTATTGGCAGGGGCGGGCGCGGAAATGCTGGCGATGGCGGCTTTGAGTTTTGCCCCCATCTGGTCGATTTGCGAGTCAAGACCTGACCAGTTTAGTCCAACGTCAAGGAGAACCGGATCAGCCATTTTGCATTCTCCTCAGCGCTTCTTGTTCCGCTTGTAGCATGTTTATTGCGGAGTTGACTCCGTTGCCCTTCGTGTCGTAAGCCCCTGTATGCGTGTTGATGAAGTGTTCCCACCAAAGAGCGCGTTCACACTCTGGAAGTGCGTACCACCTCGATAAGCCGCCGAAGCCCTCGCCAGCCCAGACAAGGAGGTCCAAGACGGCGGCGAGGGTGGTCCTGCCGCCGCCTTTGGCAACTAAGCTTTTTTTGGGTCACCGGCGCCGTCGTTCACCTCATAGAACGCCTTTAAAAGCTTTCCGATGTCGGACTCCAGAAGGCCCGCCGCCGCGAATTCTTGCCAGACTGCATCCTTATAGGCCGCCCAATCAGACATGGGCGCACCATCAGGAGGGCGCACGGTGGATAGCTCGTCACCAAGCGAATATCCAAGGCGACACATGTTCAGGGTGCGGTAATAGGCCGCCATCGCCTCTTCTGAGGGCGGCCCCATTTCGGGCTTGGCGTTGACAAATCGGCCGGTTGGTACCGGTTGCGGTTCGGGAATCCAGAGGCTTGTAAGCTGGAAATATCCGAGCGGAAGCGGGCGCAACGTCAGTTCAATCGTCTGATCTGCGTGCTTCAACTCAACCTTCTTCGTGATTGGGGTAAAGGACTGCTTCACAGTTGCCTTCCTTGCAGGATCAAAGGAGTGTTTTCGATGTCCTCGAAATCGAAGGACAGTTGCATTTTTCCATCCGCACCCTTGGGATCGACCTTGATGTCTCCAGGCTCACAGAAGCGGAAAATAGCAGTCTCAGCGCCGCCTTGATGGTAGTGGTAGGCCCGAATCTCGAAGCCCCACGCACCGCCGATAAGTGTGGATTTGAGGCCCGCTGCAAACGCAAATTCCTCGTGCGCCCAATCGCTCGGCTTGGTGTTGCCGCCGGTGCCGATAAGCTGGTCCACCACCACCTGAATCGTGCCTTTGCAGGTATTACCGCCCGTCCGTACCTTCACGGGGGCTTGACCAGGCAAATGGTCGCCGCGCTCCATTGCTTCGGAGGTCTTTGGCGCGCCGATCGTGTAGTTCAGACCGCCCTGATCCAGACGGAGAAGCAGTGTATTGACTCCGCCAAGGTCGCGGAACTGAATCTCGCTGGCAAGGAGGGTGTAGGCGCCTAGAATCTGGGTGGTCATGAGGTGGTCTCCGTTCTGACAAGCCAGAAGGCTCGCGTGGTGACAATTCTGCGCTGCCAACCGTCAATCACGGGGGGCGCGGCAATCGTTGCGGGATACGCAAATTGAAGCTGGGCTTCCGTTGCGGATGGGGTCTGCGGGTTGCTCAGGTAGTCCAGGATCGGGATGTGCAAGGGGGCGCGTAAGGCGCTTCGCACCTGAGAGGCAAGGGTACCTGCACTGTCTGTAGAACGTGCTTCGTATGCCGAAGTCTCACGGAAATAGCACTCGCAAACTATAACCATTTCGGCGAAAGCGGCTCGGGTTGCTGCCCCGTCGGTGCTGGGATGGAAGCCGGTTGGCGTCTCCCCTTCGCACGTCGCCGAAACACGAATGAAGCTTGACGCTTTATCTGCGTTGAACCTCGAATCATCCGGGACAGTCCACGTCGTCGCAATCAGCGGGGTCAGGTAGACGAGCAGGGACCGACTTGCGTTGGTCTCGTATTCGGTGGGATTCATTTGAGCGCCCCCCGTAGGATGGGCTCACAGGTCGCCTGAGCGGCCCGTGCGGTGTCCCTTCCCGCTGCGGTGACGTGTAGCCCTGCCTGGATGGCGTGCGTCCCATATTCGATGTATTCGGCATAGGGAGCGGCCGACCCGAAACGGTAGGTGGTGCGGAGACCAGCCTCTACCGTCTCTGCGCTGGCGTCGCCGCCTTCCACCGCGCCGCCATACTTAATGGGGGTACCCGCGACTTCAGAAACTGCCGTTTCGTAGGATCCAATCAGGCGGGTGGTGTCGATCCGGCGAATCGCGGCAACACCTTCCAAGCGGGCGGAAATGAAGGCCCCCGCCCGGCCCACGAGGGTCTGCGTAGCCTCTGGCACCAACGCACGCGCCTGAACCAGTGAGCGCGCTTTGAAGGCGGCCCATGCTGGTTCATTCAGTGCGAAGGTGACGGAAGTCATATCAGCCTACTCCGATCACGATATCATAGGTGGAATCGGTGGAAACCACGATTTCCAATACATCGCCAGTGGATGCGGTGACCGCCCACCCTTCCGTGGTCATGACCAGGATGACCGAGCCGGCGCCCTTGGTTTTTGCGCCGTGACCCGCCGCGTCAGAGGGCCCCACAAGGCCGTTGCTGGTTGCCTGCCGAACGATGGCGGTTCCACCGGAGGAGCAGGTAACAAGTTTGAAGTAGATAAACTTGACGTTTACGGCTGCAAGACCGTCGCCTTGGAAATCCAAGGCGGTCGTCAGATTGATCGATCCGGTTCCGGCGGCAAGGACCATGCCTTTCGCGACGTAGGCGTTGCTGATCTGGCCAATTCCGTAGCCATCGACATACGTCTGGGAGAGCGTCTCATAGATCGGCTGCTGAGAGACGGCGCCGGTGATCAGTCCGTCGATCAAGATGCTGAGCGCAAGGCGCTGCACGGTTTCAGTTGCCATTTGCGGAACTCCTGCGTGTATACACGCGAATCAAAGAATCAGTAGGATCGGGGTCGCCAATTTCGTAGATAAACCAGACCACTTCGGCGTCATCGCTGATCCGGTCGCCGATTTTGATGGCGCCGGTCACTTCGTCGGGGTTTATGGCCCACCACGTCGTACCTGCTTGGATACGCTCGGTCGCTTGTTTCTCGGTTACGATGCCGCGAAAGGCGTTGAGCGGGGTGGCGGTTTCGGGGTAGATGACTTGACCGGATGCAAAATCAGTTGCGATGGGGCCGGTGGACTGGCGAAGGGTGATCGAGGTGGTGATCGGGGTGGACAGGGCAAGGCTTCGGATATTCCTCTGGAATACCCCGGCCGTACCCATAGAGAGCATTCCGCTCATAGCGACACGCCCGGATAATCATCCTGGTTGCGCTTGAAGGTGGGCTGCGGAACGTCGGTAAGGGCGCTCCAAGCCTGATTCTGTGCGATAGACTGACCGCCAAACATCGGCATTGCTCCTTTGCTTGCGTCGGCTACCAGTTGGGCCATCGTCGCCTGCATGGCCTTGTAGACTTCCCCAGCATCTACCTTGCCAACCCGGTCAACTTGCGTCGTCGGGATTGGCGCCCACTTCGCCATGAGCGTGCGTAGGCAGTCAATAGCGGAAGAAAGGAGCGCGTTCCCGTTTTGTGACAAGTAGAACGCGATTTCTTCGTCGCTGTTCGTCGGGGTCATTGTGTTGTCGGTGTCGCCCGTCATCAAACGCACCGCGTCACGTCGCCCTGCGGCGGTCGTAGTGTCAGGTGCGTTTGTGTAGGTCCAACTCATCAGGCCACTACATCCACAACAAACGTTTCACAGATCGCAATATCCGAAGCGCTTGCCGCGCTCCAGGTTCCACGAAGATCCACGTCCAAGGCGCCGTTGGTTGCATAGTTTGCAGGCGCAACAACGTAACCCTTCGTTCCGTGCGTACCTGCCACGGAGACGGTCGCCATGCCGGAAGCCTGTACGGAGGAGGACGCAGAAGGGGCCGCGCGGGAACTGATCACGAAGTCCACATACACGATGTCGTTGGCGACGAGTGCTGCGGCGGTCGTGGTCAGGATAGCGGTTCCACCGAGACGAAGCTTGATCGTCAGGGTATCAGCGCCGACGTTCCCAGTCACCCGCACCGCACCGCGCACCCGTACCGACGTGCCCGCCTTGAGCATGTTCGCAGGGAGAGTGTGGGTTGCGAGTGTGGTTTCGGTGTTGGAGTTGGTGAGGGTGGTGCTGCTCTGTTTGGTGTGGACGTTGCCGCCCACGATCCGCGCATTGCCGGCATTTACGCCGTCGGTTGTCGTCACCGCACCGGTGAAGGTAGCGGAGAGCGCTTGCAACGGTTGGCCCAGCGCAACCGCTTCTGCGCTGTTGGTGGTGATGAACTTCAGATAGGAATTACCTGCCTCTTTCACTTCCAGCGCAATTGCAAGGTTGTCGCCGATCTTGATCAGGGCCTCGCCGGTGGCGGCGGCGCTTGCGTCGAGAAGCTTGGTGATGCCCGCTGCGAAGGTGATGCCTTCGGTGAGGGTGCCCAGGGTGGTTGCCGCGTTGAAAGCCAGCGAGAAATACCGAAGCTTGAAAATCGAATCAGCCGGATCTTGCCAGTAGACACAGATCCCAGACTCGCCCGGTTGCATGGTCGCAATCGTGCCCAGGGTGGCGCTGGCGGAGGTGCCCGCACGAATGCGCAGGGTGTAGCCGCCAACCGCCGCACTGTTGCGGACGTATTGGCAGCGGCCGGAGAGGGGCAGACCGGGACGCGGGAAAACCACATCCCGTTGAGCACCGGACGGCAGCAACTCCAGGAAAAGCGGGGTAACAACGGCCGGATCGTTGGAGTCACTGACCGTGTAGTTGCTGGTAATCGTCGCCGTGTAGAGTACGTTTCCATACCCCAGGGCTGGCGGGTCAAGAACATCATCCTCGAATTCGAACATAAATGCTCCTTATGCGCCGATGACGTCGGTCCAGTAGGCCGCCGCGTTGACGTTGAGGACGGCAACCGAGGCTTCGCGGCGCACTTTCCAGTAGGTGTAGTCGCCTTCGTCGTTGCGGTTGGAGATAACCCCCACCCCGCCGGCGCCTTCCACCATGTTGTCGTAATAGGCGCGGACGAATGCCGATTCCGTCTCGGGCCCGGTGCCGTCATCCACGAAGTACAGCGCGCCGTCGGGGGCCACATATTCGTAAGTGGCGGCACCGTTTACGGTCGCTGCGGTATTCCAGCGGCGGTCCACGATGGTCAGCTTTTCGACCTTCAGCACCTGCTGAAGGTCGGCATACATCGGGTTCTGGTTGGTGGTATCCGCGCCACGGCCGCCCTTCATCCCGCGAAGAAGGCGGGGATTCGACAGGAGCGCGTCGGCTACCTGTTGGCCGATTACCAGATGGTTGGGTTCGGCACCGCAGAGCAGGCCGACGTGGTTCCGGGCGTAGGCCATCTGAGCCACAACGTCGGCAGAGGCGGTATCCCACTTGGCGGGACAACCGGCGCTTCCAGGGGTGTAATTCTCGGTCCACACCGAAGCCTTGAAGACGTTGGCCAGCATGTCCGCATCTTCCTCATTCGCGACGGCCATCGCGGCCACCTTCGCCAGAAGCCGGTCAATGCTCATTCCGGGGTAGGAGACTTCCCATTGCCGGCGTTGGCGGTCGGTAATCTTGATCTTGGCCTGCTGGAATCCAATACTCAGGGCAAGGTTGGACAGCATCGCGAAACCGATTTCGCTCGCGTTGCCTTGCCCGTTCGCGTTGGCCGTACCGAGCCGGTTGCCCAACATCTGGGCCATATCGGCGCGGGGGATCGAAGGATTCACCCGGTTGAAGCCGCGAGAAGGCGCGCAGGCAATCAGACCCGTGCGCTGCTTCTTGGCGATGCCCAGCAACATATCGGTCTGGACGACGTTGGGGGGCGAAACATCAGGTACAACCCCGCGCTCTGCCCGTTCCCACCCGGAGAATTCGACGGGTTGACCGTCGATGTTAATGGTACGGTAATCCATTTACGCCGCCTTGAAGGTGAGGGGACGGAAGGTGATGTAAGTGTTGGTGCCGGTTGCCTCGGCGATTCCGCAGGCGGTATCAGCCGAAGATGCGGTTGCGATCTTGCCACCGGTTGCGGACTTGACGGCCTCGCCGATCGTCACGGTGCCGCTACACTCGCAGGTCACAAGGTCGGCACTGATGGCGACAACGGCCAGGGAGCCGCTTGCGCAATCTTCAGTTACAACGCCGTAGACGTTGGTGCCTGCACCCGCAAGATCGACGCCGGTTGCGGTGCGCTTGACGAGGTGCCATGCGGTCAGAGTAGCATCGGCGAGATTGTCGCCGTTGTACTGGGCATTTCGGATGGTAGGAGACTTCACGGCGGCCATGGGTCAGGCCCTCCGGCTGTTGGGGGTGAGGGCGGCGGCAATTTCGGAGTAGACCGCGTCATCTTTTCCAGTCGCAGCAGCATCCCTGGCGGCGCTACGCATCGCGGTCGTCAGACTGACACCGGCGGTCAGGTGCTTTTCGATGGCCGACCGGGTGGCGGGGGTGAAGCTCGACAGCGCGGCGGCGGCATCCCCGCCCTCCGCACCGCTGCCCCGGTTTTCGGTGAGAGCGGCCGTCCCGCCTGCCTTGGCGCGGGCATCAGCGGCGCGAAGGACGGCGATCAGGTCGGTTTCAAGGGCGGTATCACCGGCAAGCTTGGCGGCCTTGCGGGTCCGGTAGATCAGATCCCCGAGTTTCACCCCGTCGGCTCCGATGTTGCGGAAAACTGAGGCGGTATCGCCGCACTGGGAGCGGGACACGTCTTCGTCGCGTGCAAGCTTGTCAGCCCGGAGAGCGGCGATCTCTTCATCGCGTGCACGGTTGGCGGCCTCAAACTCGGCCTTCATGGCGGCTTTCGCTTCTTCGATCTGACGGGTCACCGACTCGTCAACGGGGGGTGCATCGTTCACGGGGACTCCGGAAGTGTTCGAGATAGATCGTGCAAAAAAAACCAACGCCTCGGGATTCGATGGCGAATCCGTCAACGCGACGCGATCCAGGACCAGCCGCGTGCTTGTGCGGAGTGGGGGGGTGGATCTGCGACGGACGCGGGGATCGGGCATGGAGAGAGGCTACCGCGCGATATGGGCGGTCTGCAATCGCAGGGGTAGGCATAGCTCCCCCAGATACCTGTACGTGCCTCTGGACGCCTATAGGCGCCCGTGGTAGGGTGTCCCCATGGCACGCACCGAAAGCGCACACGTCAAGATGGCCGCCGTTGATGAAGCCCTGCTGAAACGGGCGGCGGGCAGGGTCGGGATGTCCACGCCCCAATATCTGCTCATGGCGGGATTGGAGAAAGCACGGGCGACACTGGGGGCGGAGGCGGTCCAGATCGAGCGGCGGTTCGGGGGTGGGGAGTGACGTGCAGGGACACTATTCAGCCGGGGGATTTGGTGGAAACGCCGGACGGATACCGGTGGGTTGTTATGGCTGTGCAAGGTAGCGAGCCAATTTTCCGGTTTAGGGGGTCGGATCCGTTTCCGCTTATTGGCGCGGTCCTCGTCAGCGATTGGTGGTCGGACGATTGCAACGCCATCGGGGATGTTTGTGCGCCAACTCATGGGGGTGAAGGATGTTTGAACTGACCATCAACACCGACGACGACTTCGCCTTGGACATCCCGCTTACAACGAGGTTTCCTGCTGACACTGACCCCGTGTTCCTGATTCGCTACCTGCGGACGGCCAGTGCTACCCCGGCGCCGGGGCGGGAAGGGCTTCGGGAGTGGGAGTGGGTCCGCGATCTGGCGATAGAGCAGCTTGAACGCGGGCCGCTTTCGTTCGAGGTGGGCGGGAATCAGACGGTTGCGCTTCGGACGCTACCGATCCTGGAAGGCGCGAAAAACGATTCGCAAGGTGGACTGCGCCCCTAAGCCTTCACAAACCGCGCCATTCCCTCGATAGAAGCGCCTTTTTTCTTGCCGCTCCTCAGGTCGTTCCGAAGCTCCTCACTCCAGACGACGCCTTTCCCGAGCAAGCCACGCTTCAGGGGCTGGCTTTGGATTGCGCGTGCTACCTCGTCCGTCACAACGATAAGTTGCGTCCACCGCCCATCAATCGGGTTTCCGTGCTCGTCATCCATGCCGATGAATCGGCCTTCAAGGGCGGCCTCGTCCACGGCGCGGGTCAGGTCTTCCGTCCGAAAGTTGGTACCGTGGGCGTCAAACCTTGGTTTTCCGTCTGCTCCGATAGATGGGCTGAGCCACGCGGTGACCTCGCCGCCGGTGATTTCACTGCGGTTGACACGGAGCATGATTTCGCCGGTTCCACCTTCGGATTCGGCTACCATCTCCTCAGCGTCCATCCCATAGCCGCAGGACTCCAGAAGGCCGGCGAGCGCGCCCATATGCTCGCCCATGCCCCTGCACACTTTCCGCAGGGTTTCGGCGTTGGCGGCACTTAATACCTTGCCCGCGCGGTCCACGGGCGCGTCGGAGCGCATGATACCGCTGGGCTCGTAATACTTGGCGTATTCGGCCTGTTCTGCCTCGAAGTTCTCATCCCGCGTCCACGTCCCGTCTACCTGTTGGCAGAAACCGGCTTGCCACATGGAATAGGTAGCCTGTGCGAGCGCGCGGCCGGATGCAAGGCCGGCGCTTGTGAAGGCGTTCCACTGGGCTGCAAAAAACGCGGATGCAACCGGGCCCATACCGGCGGCAAGCGCGGGCGGGATGGTTTCGGGCGTCATAGCGCCGGGGGCTGGCATGGTGTAAGAGCGTGAGACTTTCATAGCTTCTTCCTTGATGTTCAGGCGGCATCGACAGCGGGGATGGATTGCAGGCCCGTCGTATGCGCCGCCGTTAGTGGTGGTGAACTGTGCGTCAAGATCGACCGTTTGGCCGTCCAATTCGGCGCATATCTCGCAGATATTTCCGAGTGCATAGGCGTGCCACGTCTTGGTAGCACCCGTCACAAGGCCAGCGGATACGGCCGTGCGCCATGCAGAGAGGACGGCGCCGCTATGGCCGGTGATTGTCTCGAATTCGGCGATCAGGGACGCGCGGGCGGCGCGGAGGGCTGTGGCTTCCTTGGCGATGGCGGCTTGGATCTCGTCAGTTGACGCACCTTCGGCGGATAGGATGGCGATCAGGTTGCGAATCGTGGCCACCTGCTGAGCGGCAAGGCCATAGGTGAGGCGCGCGATTCCGCCGGTGGGGTCGAGCTCCAGGGCGGCCGTGATCCCCTCCGAGGTGGTGATCGCCACCTGACGGATCGACGCCGCGCGGGCCGCCTGCCACGCTTCAGCGGCGGTGGAATTCGCAGCCACTTTCAGGCCCGTTTTGGCCGTGGTTGCCAGAAAGAGCAGTAAGATCCACTCTTTCCAATCGTCTTCTTCTTTCTTGCCGTCGCCGGGGGTTGCTGGATCGGTCGGGTCGCTGCCTTCCGGTGGAGTCAGCCACGATTCAGCGCGCGCCTGAATATCGGCATACTCCGCCTCAAAGTCGGTTAGCGGGTCGCCCCAATCGTCGTCGGCGCGGTTCATTCGCTTTCGGAGGGAGAGAGATCGGCCGCTTCCCGCAGGTCGTTCCGGTCAGTTTCGTCGAGGAGGGGGATACCGGCGGCGGCTGCGGTGGCGGTCAGTTTGTCGAGGAACGCAAGGTTTACCTTGCGTTTGTTGCGGTAAGTCCAGACTGACGCATAAGCGGGATCGATTCCGTTGTATTCGCAGATCCGACGGTTGACCTGTACGCTGAGAATGTTGGCGTAGCGGTTGCCGATGCCCTGTAAGATGGCTTCGGAGCGGGACATCTGCCCGCTGGTCTGGCCTGCCGTGCCACCGCCTGCACCCTGCAAGCCCAGGAGCAGATACTGTGTTCCAAGGCCGATCATCATGCGTTCGCGGGAGGATTGGATCAGTTTGTTGATCGAGTCGTTGCGCTGAACCTGGGGGAATTGCACAATATCCCAACCGGTCGGTTTTCCATCCGGGCCGGTTTTGCAGGCACGGAGGATGCTATTCCGCTCTCCGGCCGAAAGTTGGGCCATGCCTTGCACGATATCTTCAAGGTCTGCCTGCTTGGCGGAATCGCCAGCCTTTGCAGCGGCTAATACTTCCGGTGGTACCTGCACATCCCAGACACCCAAGCCGGATCTCTCTTCGGACATGGTGGCGATATTGATCAGGCGCATCATGTTGCGCCAGGGGATGAAAATAAAACGCAGACCTGCCTTTCCTTCGGGTCCACCGGTTCCGGTGCCAAACGTGCTATGAATGCAGTTGGAAAGCGGCAGGTCGATCAGGGTGCCCATCATCGGGTCGCGTTGACGGAAGGCGACGATGCGGCCGGTTGGCGCACTGTCCTCTCGCATCCATCCATAAGCGGTGTACTGCGGGCGGATTTCAATAGTTTTGGGGAGGAGCAGCCCGTCGCGATCTTCCCACTGAATCCACTGGATGCAGTAGCCCCACTCCAGGCCCGTCAAACCGTCGTCTATCACGTCGCTGAACGGGGTACTCATCCCGTCCCATGCCTCCTCACAAAGCTCTAAAGCTCGCGCTGCTTCCTTGTCTTTTTTGAAGCGTTTGGGCACCACCTGCTTCCAGTTCCCGGCGATGATCAGGCTCTTGATGTCCCCCGAAGCCGACGCGATTTCGGGGGTGTTCTCGGTCATCTGCCGATAGATTTTCTGCTTCGTGAACGGGTCCTGAAGCTCCGGATGCCACTCCTGCCGGTCCAGTTGCGATGACCAGATTTTGGATCCGTCCACGCCCACCGATTGGTCTAAGATCTGGTCAAAGAGAGTCGGGCGTGATGGCATTGGTAAGGGCTACTCCGATCAATCGCAGGTGTCAAGCCTCGCGCGCGGGGCGGCGAGACGGGCGTTGTAGCTGGCGGTGGGGACGTATTCTGGCGGAACGTCCTCAAAAAGAGGCTTCACGAAGTACGAAGCAGCATCCACCTGGTCTTTCAACGTCCCCTTCGGAAAGCTTGCATGTTCCGCTACGAAGTCGCGAACCCACTGATCAACCGGAAGCGCATCGGCGGCTACCTCGTGGTGATGGGGATCGGCGCGCCCGCAGTTGCAGGAGAGAATCACATTCCCGCTGGCCACGTAGGGCTGCCATGATTGCGCCCGTGCCACCTTGTCGCCCTCTGGGGGCACCAGGACAAATCCAGGGACGCGGGCGGTTATCACATCCCTCACCGGCTTCGCGCTTGCGGCGGATTCGACGTACCACCCCGTCGCCTTTGGGTGTTGCTTGCGAGCCTCGATCATCCGGTCGATCAGCACGTTTGCTTCGGCTCGAAGCCTGACCACGGCATAGATATACGCCTTCCCTGCCTTCTTACCTCCGAATACGCCGACGTGGTACGCGCTGCCTTCCGACTTGCCAAACGCCAGATCCCAGCCGGCGATCTCCCGTTCGTACTCGCGCGGGTAGCTTCGATGGTCCACAAAGGTCCACTGTGCCACCGGGAACATTCCACCCGTGGCTGCTACCGGTCGCTGCCCGTGCTGTCCCGACGCCTGTGCTCCAAGGGCTTTTTCGTCCTTTGCAACCACCTCCTCGGGGAACCGCTTCGGGTCCAGTAGTTCACGGGGAGCGGTGCGCCGGTCGCGCCGGTCTGCAATCTCCGGGTCGTAGCGCATCGGCAGGATAAGCGTCTCCCAAACCGGATTTCCGGCGGCGTCGCGCTCTTTCATGCAGTGGCCAGTCAGGTCTCCTTCGTGAACGCGCTGCATGATGATTACAATGGTGCCGGTGCGTTTATCGTTGAGACGGGATTGGACTACCTGATCAAAGTTCTGGGCCGCTTCCGCCATTCTTTCGGCGATCCGCTCGGGCGCACCTTCGATGGCTTCGGATACATCGTGCGGGTCATCGATTACGATATTGTCGCCGCGCTTGCCGGTGAGCCCCGATCCAAGGGACGCGCAATACCGAAACCCGCGCGCGGAGTTCTCGAAGTTCAACGTCTCATTCTGGTCACGCGCAAACTTCCATGGCTTTCCGACACGGGAGAGGAGCGCCTGATATTCGGGGCTTTGGAGCAGAATCCGGGTACGTCGGGAGTCACGTCGGGCAAGCCCGGCATCATGCGACAGGTACAGCGACCGATCCGATGGGTTCTTTAGCCACTTCCAAGCAGGAAAAAAGACGCTTGTTAGGAGCGACTTGCTAAACCCAGGCGGGATGTTGATGATCAGGCGCCTGCACTTGCCCTCTGCAACCGCCTGTAGGGCGTCGCAAACGGAATCCATGTGCCAACCCCACTCCAACGGGGATGGCTCTACCACGCTCCACATCAGGCTAACGAACGTGGCAAACTTCCCTATAGCGGCATCCTCTTGTTTTTGCCGCCTCTCCGCCTGCTTCGCCTTCAAAATCACGTCTGCAAACGCCTCCCTTTGCTCGGTCAGGCGGCGCATCTCCTCCAGTATCTCCAGTCTCCGGGCCGCGCTCATGCTGAGAGGCTACCACGGAACGCCGGGAATCGCAAAAGGAAAGGCGGGTGGGGCAACCACTCCCAACCCGCCAAGCCCGGATTCGTGTCGGGCCCCATCGCTCTATCCCGGTGGGCGGGGGTGTCAAGCCCTACCCCGCAGCCTCCGCCTCCATCGCCGCAAGTTGCGCCTGCAACTCCGCATAGCGCGCGTTCGCCTCGGCTAATCCGGCTTCGGCTTCGGCTACGTCGGCGGCCTTGGTGGTGAGAGTGCCGCTGACTTCGGTCTTCTTCGTGGCCGCAAGTCCGGCCCGATCCAGTGCGTTCTGGAGGGCCTTCACCTGCTGCGGGGTCGCTTCGGACACCCCGAGCGCGATATCCAACTCAGTGTCAATCAGATCGGGGACGCGCTGTAAAAGCCGTTCCTTCGCCATTTCCAGCGTATCGCCCGCGACGGCATTGAGGGCGGCCCGGACGTGAGGCTTAGCGAGGTGCAGGGCCACGTTCTGAAACGTCATGCCAAGCTCAGCCGCAATCTTCCGGCATGAAAGCCCATCAATCCGCAGTTGAGCTATGTGCCGTTCGGTCGCCGTCCATTCCGGCCCGTCAAGGCTCGTCAAGTCACTCGGCATGGTCACCTCCCTGAATCCCCGTCAATCGCCCCACGTTGCCCCCAGTTCCACTTCCAGACTCGCCCCCTGCCTCTACCCATACCGAAGCCTGACGCGTCTCCAGGAGCCCATTAGGACCCTTTCCGGAGGTTCGCACTTCCTCGGCCCTCGCGAGCCTCGCAAGCGCCCCTGCTACGGTCTCACGCCCGCTGCTATCGACGGCCGCCGCGAGGGTGAGCACCTGCCCAAGCGTTGCCTCCAAAGCAGACAACCGCTGTTGCAGGCACCCGTTGGCCTCCTCCAGGTGGGCGAGGTGCGACCGGATATCGGCCATGTCGTCAAAGGGCATCGGGTCACTCATGCCCATACCGTAGCCCCAACGGCCGGAAGTGGCAAGTAGGCAAAAACACGAGAGGCCGGCACCATGCCGACCTCCGGGGCGTCTCAATACTTCGGGGCCATCCCCTCGCCCACCTGGAGAGTATCCGGGGGAGCGGTGGGGGTCAAGGGTCCCTGATTGCCCTCCGCCATCCTTGCGCTGGCGATGCCTGCACGACAGGAACCGGCGGGCCATCTGGTTCCATCTGAAAGTCAACCGCTTTCTCAAACTGCTCCGTTAGAACTCTATCAAGTTCCTTCTCGTACTCCTCATCAACCGGCGTATCGTCGGCCACCACCTGCCCCCACTCCGGTTTCGGCCGGTTGATGTACTTCGTCCATGCATCGTTCATTATTGACCTCCAAAGCGGGTAGTTGCAGCGTGCCAGTTGGTGAGTACGGTGGCGGCGCTCTCACCCTCGCGGTTCTTGGCTACGATGATTTCGGCCTTCCCGACGTTCTCCCCTGGATAGTACACCTCGTCACGGTAGACAAAGAGGATCTTGTTCGCATCCTGTTCGATAGCCCCCGATTCCCGAAGATCCGACATGATGGGCCGCTTATCCTTCCGGTCTTCACACCCCCGGTTGAGTTGCGACACCGCAATCACGGTGATCCCGAGATCCATCGCCAACGCCTTCAGGGACCGGGAGACCGCCGCCACCGCCTGCTCACGAGGTAGGCCCTTCTGTCCCTCAATCAGTTGCAGGTAGTCCACCACCAGCAACTTCAATGGGTTCCCCCTACGTTCTGCCTGAATCGCCAGACGCTTCGCCTTGGCCTTCAGGAGTCCGATTGGGCTTGACGTGTCGTCCTGAATCCAGATCGGCAACCCGCGCAACCAGTCGAAAGCGTTCCCCAAAGCTACCAAATCGTAGTCGGTCACCCGTCCATCCCGGATTTTGTCACCAAAGACCCCGGAGTTCGCCGACAGTTGACGTTTGGCCAGTTCTACGCGGGACATTTCCAGGGACATGATAGCGACGCCCCATCCCGCAGTTGCAACCGCCACCGCAATCTGTAGGGCCAGTGCCGATTTCCCCATGGCAGGGCGGCCCGCAACAACCCAAAGCTGACCCGGTTCCATGGGCCCGGTCTTCTGGTCAAGGTCGGGAAGTCCGGTGGACACGCCCACCACATCGCCAGCATCAAAGCGTTGTTTCCGGGTTACAGTGTCTTCCATCGCCTCGTTGAGCGCATCCTCCAGAATGGTCCAGTCGGCGGACGGGGCGCACTCAGCGATCTTGCTTGACAGGCTTTCAACGCTGGCAATCAGCGTATGCGTGTCTACCCCATCGTCCTGGGCGTCGTGGATCAACTGGTGCGCGGCAAAAATGGCTTGTCGGCGAATCGACTTGGCTTTCAACCGCTTCGCCACAGCGACCACCGCCTCCACCGACGGGCAGTGGTTCGGCAGTTGGCAGATATAGGAAAACCCGCCAAGGTCCTGCTGTTTTTCCGGGCTCATTCCTTCCATTCTCGACAGCACCACCGAGAACTGGGGCAACTCCTGATCTGCCACCATCCTGGAAAAGAACGCAAACAACGCCGCATGATTCGGGGCATGGAAGTCGGCGACCGTCAGAACGGACGCCACCTCCTGCTGTAGACTGGTATCCACCATGATACCGCCCAATACCAGGCGTTCATCCTCGACAGAAGTGGGAAGGGCTACGGGGTTCATGCGGTCCTCTGGTGCCCACTGATGGGCGTGTAGTTGCGATAGGCTGAAATAAACATGGATCTTGCCTGCTTTTCGGTGTAGTCGTTCAGCATCCCGAGTTGGTTCCATCCCCCGGCGGCCCGGATGGCGGCGACGGTACGGGGCGGGATATCTTCAGGCAGGACCTTGATACCTCCCGACCTGCGTTTGATGAGGGACTCCCAGATGGTAGCGGGGTCCTCTGGGGGTGCGGTTTGCGCCGGGGTACTGCTCTTGATTTGTCCTTCCGCCCACGGGATCGCCTCCTCCAATCGCTCAGCGATGTTGCCGGCTACCATCAGGTTCCCGATGCCCTGATACTTCCGCTCGCTCCCCCGTGCCCTGCCTTGTAGCCATAGATGCTGGCCTTTTTCGTCTTGGCAGTCAAAGGCCCACCGAATCAAAGTCATCAGGTTTTCGGGCGTGGTTCTCAACAACGCCGGTCCAATCGCCGCAATCGCTTCTTTCGTGGGCTCCGCATCGCAGGCCGGCTTATGGATTCGGTACTGCGCCCACACCTTCCTGATTGCTTCGTCGTTGTTCGCCTTCTCGGCCGCTTTCTTCGGCTTTCTGGGGATGGCCACAGTGTCGGCAGAACCCTGATTGAAGAGGCCCAACGGTGTATTCGTGGCCTCCTTCGCCGTTGATTCTGGGGCAGAGGTCGGGATTGCTTGTGGAGGGGCACATGGGGCGGGCTCCGGGACGGGGGGAAGGGTGCCGACCGGGACGGGCGGCACACTCTCTTGTTTCTTCTCTGAGTCTGGATCTGCTTCTGAGTCTGCTTCTGGTAGAGGAAAGGCGCGCGCGCGAGGTGGCTCACTTTTGGCCCAAACTTGGCTCACTTCTGGCTCAACTTTGGCACCCCTATCAAACAGTTCTCCGCTTTCAACCGTACCCGACTGGCTCACTTCTGGTACCGCAACTTTGCGAGTGGTGGCCCGCTTTTGGCTCGCTTTTGGCTCACGGATACCAAGCACCGCGCCAACCTCCTCCAGAAGCGTGACCGCTGACCGGCGATTCCACCCGAGGAACGCCGCCAACTTCCGCTCTGACATCACATCGTCGCGGTCGATCTGCCATGACAAGTCAAACTGCGCCCACCACTCAGGGGCGGGATTCTCCGGCGTCCATTGTGCGGAATAGTGGACAGGCTCCCAGGACATCGCGGGAACCTTCATCCAACCGCCACGGAGGCTCACCCCTGAACCTGCTGAGCCTGCTTTGCGCCAAGCAAGACAAGAGCACAGAGGGCGGTGCTGAACGGCTCCAGGGTCTCCCTTCGCCGTGCGTTCACCACGTCCACAACGCGGGGGTCAAGGGTGACATTCTTGGGGATGTGGTTTCGAGTCTGAGTCTCTGCCATGATTACCTCAACGCCATAGTAGCATAGGAGAGATAGTAAGTCAACCCGCAACCACCGCCCACCCCGCATGAATCGCCCTCACAAGCTTCAACGTGGGCAATCGCCCACAAGCCGCTTCCATCTCCTGAACCCGCGCTGCCTCCCGCTCCAGCTCGATCTCGGCGACCAGGTGGGCGTACCACTCGCGGCCGGCCCATTCGGTGGTAGTGCGGGCGCATAGGGCCGCGACTTCGGCGAGGGTGGCGGGTGCGCCCATCGGGAGGAGCAGGATCTCATCCAGGGCGAGCCACGACAGCAGCGACGCGCCGATCTCCGTGGTGGGCGCATGGTCACCGACGAGCCACAGGTAGAGGTCCATCGGCCCCCACGCCACATCCACCGCCTGCAGTTCCACCAGGAGCCCCCGGATTACCGCCGCCGGTCCCGAGAGCGCATCCACCGGGATGGCCGCAACACAAGCAGGCACTTCGCCCCGTTCAAGGCACCACCCCAGGATCATGCGCTCGGGTTCAATCATGTGGCCCCCTTTCAACGGACGTGGCGGGTGACTAAAAAACCGGTGGACCCTGGCCCATCAGGCGGCGAGTTCAAACATCACGCCCTCGGGGTAGTCGTCTGGTACAACGAAGTCATACACGTCTCCGAAGCGATGATCGACGACCTTGCCGGCCCAGTTACCCGCGCCGTCGTCCACCTCGAAGGTCATGCCACGAAAGGTCAGCAGGTCGGTCCCCAGGTTCTTGGAGACGACGGCTTGGGCGGCTGCGCGGGTGGTGTTGGATTTGGACATCTGGGACTCCGTGAGCGGGTGGGGTTGTTCTCACCTCGCCCCATCAATATGCCCTGCCATCAGTCACCGTGCAACCGATAACTGATAGATGGGCCAAAATAGTTTCAGACCTCCGAAACCTTGGCCACCTCCGCCCGCAACTCGGCGACGTGCGCGCGCTCTTTCTCGCCGGTGACCAGATCCCGGATGAAGGTGGACGGCTTTGTCTCCAGCCAAGCGGCCACATCCGGGCGCACCGACGCCCAAATGCGGACGAGCTTTTGACCGGGAGGGAGCGGCTTTTTGCCTCCGCCCTTGTTTCCTGGGACACCGCCGCGTCCGCGACGGGGTTCGGGGGTCTCGCTGTCCACTGACTACTCCTCGGCCGAAAGTACGGCCTTCTACGCCGTCAAGCCCGCCCCTTTGCAGGGAGCGGGCGGGTTAGATCTGTGACTGTTACCGCAAACCTGCCAACTTTTCGGCCTCAAAAACGGCCTTGGCCTTGGTTTTGTGGGAGCCCATGTAGGCATCAGAGGTAGGGCCGATCCGGTAGATTTGCCACCGGCCGGTACCGGACCCAAACTCAACTTCGTAGGTGTCAAATCCGCTTCCGATGGTGACGCTGGTGCTCATGGGTTTCTCGTTGCGGCGGTTGGTTGATTCCGTCTCGCCCCACCAATATGCTCTCTTATCAGTCA